ACCGCCGATGCCGAAGGGCGTATCGCCACGGTGGAACGGGTCGCGACCAGCGATCGCCAGGCCACCGCGCAACGTCTGGACCAGCTCTCGGCCTCGATCGGTGGCACCGCCGCCAGCCTACAGAGCGAACAGACCGCCCGCGCCAACGCCGACAGCGCCCTCGCACAGCGGATCGACACCGTGCAGGCGAGCACCGACACCAATAGCGCAGCGATCCAGACCACCTCCCAGGCGGTCACCTCGCTGGATGGCAACGTCAAGGCGCTCTACAGCGTGAAGCTCCAGGCGCATGCCAATGGCCAGAAGTACGCCGCTGGCTGGCAACTGGGCTTCGACAGCGGTACGAGCGTGACGACCATGGCGTTCCAGGCTGATCGGTTCCTCTGGTTCAACAGTTCCAGCGGGCAGACCGTGGCGCCGGTCTCGATCGTCGGCGGGCAGATGTTCATCAACAACGCGATGATCCAGGACGGTTCGATCACCAACGCGAAGATAGGCAACGTGATTCAGTCGACCGCCCTCGGTGCCAACGGCGAGCCGCTCTGGAAGCTCGACAAGAGCGGGGCTCTTACACAGAACAGCGCTACGGGCGGGGGCTTCATGAGGCAGACAGCGGAGGCCACCAAGGTCTACGACGCGAATCTTGTGGTGCGGGTACAGATCGGGAATCTCGACGTATGAGCTACGGCATCCGCCTGAGAAATGCGGCCGGCTCCATCCTGATGGAGCTCACCGGCCAATCGGCGCGTACGGTCTACCGGCAGTCGCTCGGCGCCATCACCAACGGGATGACGGTGACGGTTCCGGGTTTTGATCCTGCGCGCGGTGTTGTGTTCATCATTGCGAGCGGAAACGCATTCGGTGAAGTGCCCCTATACACAATTTCCGGAAACGTGGTGACGTTCCACTGGAACGGTTCATCCGGAACAACCTATGTACTGCATGCGGTGATGTTCTCATGAGCTATGGGGTATTAATTCGGGGGAACAGCGGGCAGACAATTATCGATGACTCGAACCCGTGTATTCACATTGCGGCATCAGGAACATACGGCGTACAGACCACTAGCGAAACTATCGTAAGCTACCCATCTGCGATCCAGTCCCCGTACGAGCCGTATGTGTACTTTAGGCCTAATGGTCCGCATCAGATATACCTATTCAGGCATATCGGCAGTCCAGGGAACTGGACTGGATTCGCCTTCTGGCAGAGCATCTATCGAGACGTCGATCCTCCTGTCTACGGCGGAAAGTGGAAAGCTGGCGCGGTCATGTTGCCGAAAACCGGTGGGTGGGGAATGCAGGTTTTCGACACCCAGTCGCGGGTGATGTTCGACAGTAACCGGGACATAGTTCGCTATCTCGGTGGTGCGCAGGTTTGGAATAAATATGCGTATAACCCGAACTGGCCTGGCGGTTTGGCGCTGCAGACGTGGTATTTGCCGTTCCCCTACGGAACTGAGGCTTACTTTCAAGTAAGCCACTTCAATGTAAGCGCATTTATCACTGCTGAGGCTCCGCGTATTGGGTTTCTTGAGAACTCAATGAGCTTGATATTTGTGTCATCAATTGTTCAAGCGGAAACTAATCAGCAATTCAACTGGCCGCTCATTGCAGTAGCGTAAATATATCTGGAGGACTATATGGCTTGGTATTCCACAGGCACGGTCGCTGTCACGCTGAATTCGCCGACAGTCACCGGCACTGGGACCACATTCTCCGCGAACGTCCGGGTCGGCGATGCTTTTCGCGGCCCCGATGGTCGTTGGTACGAGGTCACAAACGTGGCCAGTTCGACGGTCATCTCGATCAAACCCAACTACCAGGGCAGCACGGCCAGCGGCCAGTCCTATGCGGTGGCGCCGATCCTGGGCTACGACAAGGACCTGTCAGATCGATTCAACCTGATCGCCAACCAGTGGGGGGCAACCCTGGCAGGGATCAAGCCCTGGGCGCTTTCTGCAAATGCGGCGGCAGCGCGGGGGGATCTCGGCCTCGGCAGTGCGGCGGTACGGGAGGCACTTGGTGGTTCGGGCGCGCTGTACTCGCGAGACAGCATTCTCGGCGCAGTCTCTCAGGCGAGCGGCATACCGTCTGGTGCGATCATTGAGCGCGGCGCGAATGCAAATGGCGATTACGTGCGATATGCCGACGGAACACAGATGTGTTGGTTCAACGCCAGCGTTACTGATCAGGCGATTGATGTCCCATATGGAAGTCTGTTTACCGGAACCCGTTCGTGGTCGTTTCCTATCGCCTTCTCGGGCAGCCCAACCGTGAACCCCGGCCTATTTCGCTGGGGGACTGGAGCAGGCTGGGGCACTGTTGGCGGTATCGCAAGCGCGACGGCGGCTACGTTGCGCGGATTTGACATTGTGTCGCGCGCGGCTGGAACAGCGACAGTGATCTCGGCATCCGCGATGGGGAGGTGGTTCTGATGAACTTCTTGCTTGTTCTTTCGCCGCAGTACGGGCCTGCGGAATTTGGCGACTACACAACCGTCTCGGTTTCGGGTGGCGTGCTCACTGTGGAGGGGCGTGACTATGCGTTCCCCGATCTCGAAGACGGCGCCGAACTCACGATGGAGGACTTCGCCGATCCATATCCCGTCTACCAGGTTCGGCGGCGAGGCGACACGATTTCGGTGTGGATCATCTACAGATATCCGGCGGGTGCGACCCATGCTGCCAGATACCCTGAGCCTGTTCCCGTTCCGGGGGATTTCGACGGGCCTGTTGATCTGCCGACCTGACAAACCTATCGACGAACGAAAGCCCGCCCTGCGCGGGCTTCGCCGTTTCTGGAGCTCACATGCCTATCACTGAGCAGCAACTGCTGCAGATACTCCCGAACGCCGGCCCTCGAGCCGGCGTTTTTGTTGGTGCGCTGAATCGCGGGATGACGCGGTTCGGTATCACGTCACCTGTGCGAGTCGCCGCGTTCCTCGCCCAAGTTGGCCACGAAAGCGGCCAGTTGACCCGCTTGGTGGAGAACCTCAACTACAGCGCCCGTGGCCTGGCTGCGACCTGGCCGAGCCGGTACCTCGGCGCCGACGGCCAGCCCAACGCCCTGGCGCAGCGCCTGGCGCGCAACCCCCGAGCCATCGCCAACAACGCCTACGCCTCGCGCAACGGCAATGGCGACGAGGCGTCCGGCGACGGCTGGCGGTACCGTGGGCGCGGACTGCTACAGATCACCGGCCGGTCGAACTACCGCGCTGCCGGCGCCGGGCTGGGCCAGCCGCTGGAAGCGGAGCCGGAACTGCTTGAGCAACCGGAGTGGGCGGCGCTGTCCGCCGCCTGGTGGTGGTCGACGCACGGCCTGAACGAACTGGCCGACCGGGGCGAGTTCGCCGCCATCACTCGGCGCGTCAACGGCGGCACGAACGGCCAGGCGGAGCGCCTGGCGCTGTGGGAGCGGGCGAAGAGGGTGCTGTCGTGATCTCCGCCCGTGCTTTATCGGTCGCGCTGGCCTGCCTGCTTCTGGTCGGCCTCGGCGCCGCCGGCGGTGTCTGGCTCGGCGCGCGTCACTACCGGCCGCAGCTCGATGCTGCGCTGGCGGATCTGGTCGCCTGCCGTGCCTCCCGGGGAGAGTTGGAGTCCGCAGTGGCGGAGCAGGTCCGGCAGGTTGCCGCGCTGCGCGTGGCCGGCGAACAGCGCGCCCGGGATGCCGCGCAGGCTGTGGATCGGGGGCGGCGGCAGGCCGCCGAGCAGTATGCCGCAGCACAGGGCCTGCTGAGCCAGCGAACCGCCGGTGAGCAGTGTATGGCCGCCGAGGCGGTCATCGATCAGGAGTTGGGTCTATGAGGGTGGTGCTGATGCTGGTGATGATCGCGCTGGTGGGATGCGCCGGCCGGCAGGAAGCCGAGCCGCGCACGGTGCGCGTAGAAGTTCCGGTGGCGGTGCTGTGCCGAGCGCCCGCGGTCGAGGTGCCGGCGTGGGCAGCGGCTGGGCTGCGGAAAGACGACGACCTACAAACCAAGGTCCGTGCGCTGCTGGCCGAGCGGTTGCAGCGGATCGGTTATGAGGCCCAGTTGCTGGCTGCCAACAGAGCATGCCAGTAGGAGTAGACTACGGCCTTTTCCTACGGAGTTCGGTGATGCTGGTGATTCGGCTGAAAAGCAAGTGGACCCTGAAGTTGGACCGCCAGATAGGTAGCTCTGGAAAGCACGGAATATGGGCGTTCCACTGTTCAGAAAGCACGTTCGCGCCGTCCTCAAACGACCTCCGGCGTACTGCGGCAATCCTGCCTGCCGAGCCCAAGGAAGGACAGACGGTGGAAGTATCGATCTGCGACACCGCGCACTCGCCGGATGGATGGATCGCCGTCGGCTCAGGCGTTGCGGCTTACGAAGCGGAGCGCTGATATACAACCCAATGTTAAGCGTACAGTGGGGTTGCTGGAGAAGGGAAGGGAATGGCCGCATGGCCATTCCCTTTTGGGGCTACTGCATCAGCTGATGTAGATTTTGAAGGGCTTGCCCACCGCGCGCTGGATCTGGCCGTTTTTCAAGCGGCGTGTCCAGCGGAGGATGAAGGTGCCCCGTTCGTCGGTATAGGTCATGACCTATCTCCTTTCGGGGGTTGCCACCACTTGCCTTTTCTGGACAAACCGCAAAGATGTGTATAGACTTGGCTCTTGCGTACGGAGCCTCCGCTATCACACTTCCTTGCGATTTGCAAGAAGCGGGTGGAGTACTTCTTTGGTTGGGTTGCCAACCACCAGGTTCTGACTGCTTACGCCGCAAACGTAAGTGGTCAGAACTTGAATTCTATCTGAGCTTCGCTCTTCGGCAGTTTAAGCAGATCTATTACAGCGTCTGCGAAGTAATCAGCCTGCCATTCCGAATCCTCGAGCTTCGTTGCCTGCTCTTCCGCAAAGTGAAGGAGAGGACGATGTCCCAGTACGATGTGCCCCATCTCATGTAGGAAGATCCGTACCGCCTCGACCTTCCCTCGACACAGGTCCGTGTAGAGCTTGTTCGGCACGTAGATCATACCCTTGCTGGGGTCTACAGTTGCGCGGGTCGCATCGATCCATTCATCGTCTTCGATTACATCGAGATGAATACCGTGATGTTCGAGGCGAGAGACTACTTTCTCTGCTTTCCCATTCTTAAACGATGCTTTGTTGATGCCGATGATCTTGCAAACTCGATAGGCAACGTCGCGGATCACAGCGGGCTCCAAGGCGGGGACACGATGTCCCCGCATGCAGTAATCGGCGTCAGTCTCAGGCGTCATTCTTGATTTTCTCCCCATAAATCTCAGAAAGCAGAGTACCGAGCTTCGACAGTTGCTCCTGGTTAAGATCGGAGTTGGCAAAGCCAGCGATCAACATTTTGTGGTGGGCAGGCAGGCCGTTCAGCGACACAGTGTCGTTCGACTCACACGCCATAGCTTTGAGGCGATTCAGTTGAACGTCTTTTCCTTGCGCGACGAAGTAGCTCGCAATTTTCTCAACCCACTCCATCGGTACCTTACTGCGGCCGGTTTCCATTGCACTGAGGAAGGCGGGCGAGGTGCTGAGTGCGGTTGCCATACTGCTGAGCGTCAGCCCCAACTGGCGCCGATACTCTCTGACGGCAGTGCCAAATTTCGTAAGCGACATAGTAAGTAGCTCCCTGTTGGTCCTCTGATGCTACGGTTTGACTCGCCTCTCGGCGATTCAAGCAATCTAGTTGAAAACTATAATGCTTGACAGGTTGGCGGCCGTCAAGCGTTGAAGGTGATGCTTGATCAGGTGTTCCACCGCCACGGCCGGAAG